GCCGCTTCAACGGTGCAGGTGATGCTCTTGCCTACGTCCTTGCTCTGGACAACATAGTCCGGACCTTCGGCAATGGTCTCCTCGAGACCCCCGCCCTTGCTCTTCCAGTCGTAAGCGTAACTGGTTGGCTCACCTTCCCAGTTGCCCATCGTGCAGCTGAGAGTCTCGCCGACCGTGCCGGTCCCGGAGACGTACGGGACGTCGATATTCACAGGGGCGCCGAGCACCGGTTCGACCGGGGGTTCGGTCCCGCCCGGGCCCTGATCGGCCGGTACCTCGTAGATCGGAACGCCAGTATCCGACTGAGATGCAGCTCGTTCCCAATTCTCAGTGGCCATCCGATTGCCGATCGTAGCGTCGATTACGGCGCCTTGGACGACTGGAGACTCACCCGGGGCGAGTATACGGTCGGCATGCTGACCCGTACGTAGACGCATCTCCATGTCCAACGCGTCCGCGGCCGCCGATTCCGAACGGATGCTCTGGATACCCGGGCCTGCGCCGGAGACCGCGGTCGTCGCGATTTCCTCAGCAAAGTCGAGTCCATAGGTGGCCTTCATCTCGAGGATGTCGGTGCTGCGCACGTCATGGACGATGCCGTCGCCGTCGGCCTTGTAGAGGCGTGCTGTCGAGGTCCAGAATTCCTGACCGGGATGATGGGCCTTCATATCGATCGTCGGAATCAGTGCAGGCCGAAGGGCTCGCTGGTCATCGGGTTGAATTTCGGGCATGTTACTTCCTCCAAGTGGTTGTTGTAGGTCCTGGGACGCTTCACCTGAACCGCATCAGAGAGCCCACTGCCGCAGCTGTTGTCTGCGGGGTCTCATCCGACACGTATTCCAACCGACCCTTCTGCTTCCGGCGACGAATGCCGTCGTGCAGACCGTCAGCATTGAGGTCTTCGAACTCGATAGGCCAGGGAGCATAGCCCGACTGAGAGGCCTCCTCGTTGACGGCCTTGTCGAACATCGTCTGAGATATGAGCACCTTCTCAGCCGGCTTTGCATCCTGAGATTGCTTGTCTTCTTCCTTCGGAACAATAGTACTGTCGCTCTGTTGACCAACGACGTTCTGAGCTCCTGGATCGCCTGAGGCTGCTAGCCTCGCAGCCGCGTCCGGGCTCGTAAACGTCGTAATCGGGATGTAGCCCTGCTTCGTCAGGACCATCGGCGTTGAAAATGGGCCTCCTAAAGGCTCCTTGCCCAGATGCAGACGGACATCGTCGATCGCGAGGACTCCGGCCTTCGCATAGCCAGTGTCGATCTCCATCGCAGTCTTCGGATCCTGCTCTCGGATCTCAACGAACTTGAACTCCAGATCGGGCGACTTGAAGTCTTCTACGATAATACGGTCCATGACCGTCTTCACGTAGGACTGATTCGGCTCTAAACCGGCCTCGAGAGCTCGAGTGTTCGACTTCTCGACAACGCCTCGACTGACGTGCTCGATGAACGGATCCGGAGCAATGGCGAAGGTAAAGCAGATGACTCGCGCCAGGTACTCGTCGAAGATGTCTTTTAGCGGAGGAGACTTGGTCTCCTGGTACTTGAACTCCCCGGGGACCATACGAAGGCGGCGTCTGGTTGCCAGATTCCCTGAGAGGAGGGCATCCATCCAGTCTTGGAAGTCCTTGATCTGCTGGAGGTTCCACTCCTTTGGGAGCCCCATGAAAGCGTCGGGCTGCGATCCCTCGGTGTAGTAGGAGAGTTGGAATAGTGTACGACGGATGGCCGTGTTGATCGTGACGATGATCTGCTCGACCTTCGAATAGCCGTACATGTCGTGTGTACGGTAGTTCCAGGGGAGGTAGAGCAGCTCTTCCGTCGTGAAGTCTGCTGCTGGAATACCGTGCAGAATCTGCTGGTATGCAGGATCGGGAGGCATCGGCCTGCGACCGTCTGCAGCCAACAGGGGCTTGATCGTCGCTCCATCGATCAGCTCGAGGGCGTACAGCGTGCCGTCACGAGCACGTCTGCGCCATATCGAGGCTGCGTCGATGACGAAGACATCCTCCATCCACGCTTTGAGCCACTGATCCCAAGGCAGCTCGCGGTCGGGATATTGAAGGAAGTCCGTGATCGTCTTGATCCGATCTTTTGTCTCCTGAGGGAGCTTTGGATTGGCATCTGCTCCTTGCTTGGCCCAGAGCTTAGGGTCGCCTCTACCTGCTTCCCTCGGTCGGATGGTCCAGTCCAGAGACGACATCTGGTCCTTACGGGACTCTAACGCAATCCGAACCAGGTCGCAATTATCTGCCAGAGCTCGCAAGACACCGAAGGAAACCGGCTCGTTTGAGCGAGGATTATAGTTGAGGTTGACGCCCGTCGGGTAATCGTACCGACGGCCTTTGACTCCCTCCTGGTCCTGAGGAGCCATTGGGGCTAATGGTTGCATCGGGCCGAACCATGTCGTAGGTTCGACTCCGGTAATCACATACCGAGCAACTTGCGTGGCTCTCCTAGCCATACCGGCTAAAGACGTCACTCTTGCTCCAGGAGGGATTGCTGCCACTACCTAAGCCTTACCCTTCAGCTCAGTGTTGTTAGGACCTATTCTGGTATATTATGAAACACGTTCCTCTTGGACCTCAAGAGAAATCTTTAGAGCGACCATAATTTAACCATCCGAGGCATTTAGAACCGATATATGCCCCAGAATGTGTTCCGGCTGACCTCCTCTCCGACGACAAAGGGGTCCATCATACCCTCCCGGACAACCTGGTAAGAGATCTCGTGGAGGAGGTTGCGGATGTCGATACCGTCATCCTCCCACATCATCATTGGCTCGGCTTCTACCGGGACGACTCTTCGTCGTTCGTTCACGACGAATAGGCAGCCGTCACGCTTCTGCAAAGCCAAAGCTATCTGCTTTATGTCATCTTCGGGATTCAGGCAGTGCTGGAGAACCCACACAGCCAATGCGATATCGAAGGCTCCTCCGTCCAAGTTGACTAGGTTGAGGTACTCAGGAGAGCACGTAGCAAACCTGTTATCCTTGACATAGTCGACCGCCAGAGCCCGCATCGTATAGCTGATGTCTACGCCAAGAACATAGGCGTCATAGGCCTCGATCATGGCCTTAGACATCCTACCAATGCCACAGCCGTAATCGAGTACGCGGGTATCCAGTCCTTGAGGAGAGCACTGTTGAAATATCAGCCTGCTGAGGTACGGAGTCTCCCTCTCCCAGCGCTCGTCTGTTGTCTGACCTGACTGGGGAGTCAGGATGACAGCTTTCGCCTGCTGCTGGTTTCGGACGTTGTAGACCCCCGGGAAGTAAGTACGGATCATGGCTGCACCTTCTTCCCGAGTTCCCGCATCAGGCGGGTACGTACATTATCGACGACTGGACCCCAGTCATTCCACCTCTTTTGCCGGACTAAGGTGACCGAGGGATACCACGGAGTCTTCTCGCCTGATGCACCCCAGGGCCAGTAGGGCTCCTTACAGAGCATCACGTACGTGGGTACACCGAGAGTTCCTGCCAGATGAGCGATGGAGGTGCAGGAGGTCACAACTACGTCCATCTTCATGATGGCAAGTGCCGTATGCGTCCACACATCCAGCTGGGGAGACAGGTCGTGGATGAATCGATCCATCCCGATCTCGGCTATCTCCGCCGATTGTGGCCCAACTTGCAGACTATAGAGCCAGAAGAACGGGCTGTCCGCCAGCGAGCATAATGTCTTGAGAGGAACCGAGCGATCCTTGTTGCGCGGGAAGTCAGGTCGACCGGACCAGCAGAGACCGATCTTGAGAGCTGGCTTGACCTGAGGTTCGGGAATGTCAACCTTGATCGTATGATCAACCACGTCGGCTAGGACCCTGTTCCTAATTGTCTTTGACGGTCTGGGCACCTCGTTCAGGCTGAGGTTGAGAACTGCAGGTATCGTCCCGAGATGGACATGGTAGTCGGTTTTGACAATAGGGGCTCCGGCATGCAGGAGCTGAATCCCTCTATCCTGGAAGTCCCATAGGAGAGGAACCAGTTGGGGCACTGTTGAGAAATAGACAGACTCAGCGTTATCAAAGCATCCATGCTCGAGGAATCGGGAATACATGATCGTATCGCCAATACCTTGGTCGTGCAGGATCCTGATCGACCTGCCAGCCAAGGACTGCCCCACCCAGGGCTTACTCGGCAAGTCCCGCTCGATTTCGAAGAAGTCCTTCTCGATCCGCAAGTGGTAGTTCTTCCACCCCTTCTCGTAGTTTCCTACCAAAAGGTTCAGCAGGCTCAGATTCCATTTGGCGTCGCGTCTGTCCGGATCGATTTTCAGAGCCTCGGAGAAGGCCTTATCAGCCTCCCGGTATTTCCCCAGAGACATCTGGACGTTGCCCATCGACAACAGGCCTGACACCCTACTCATGGGTTCAGGATGATGGTTGTAGTCCAGAGAGCGTTGAGCGCAGAGCAGAGCCTCATCGTAGGCTCCCATACCCCACATCACGGACGATAGGTTTGCCCACAGCTGGAAGTTCTCCGGGCTCGAGGATAGTGCTCGACACAAAGCTGCTTTGGCTCCGAAGAACTTCTTCTCTTCGACCAGCTGAGATGCTAGTTTATTCGAGTTGGTTAGGGCCTGTTTGATCTTCTCGTCGGCATCGTCGGACAATTCGATGGTTTGCTGGTTGTTGCTCACAGATAGATCCTTTCTTTACTCAGGTCGACACGGAGACCAGGGCCTTCCATGTCATCTTTTGCCCGATCAAACAACTCTTCGAGTCGATCGAGCTCCTCACCATCAGGACTCGTCTCGCTCAAAAGACTACGCCGGATGATTTTCCACGCCTCAGCGGCGAACTCGCTCCCCTTGAGCGACATTTCAACCACGTCGACAACTAGTCTGGGATTTTCAGTGATAATACTCATTGAGTCGCCAACTTTGCAGCTATCTCACGTGCAGTGCCCACTGCGGCTTGTTCAGCAATCTCTTCTGGTGGCTGCGCCCACGCTAAATAGATCACCCCAACAAACGCAGTGTGGTGTGGTGGAATCGGAACAGCACATCCACGCCTCATGTTGCGCTCAAATAGGCGTCTGCTTAGAGGCCCCTTCTCTTCCGACAAATCAACACAGACCGGGCTACCTTCGAGTACTTGTACAAGTTTTCGCATATCTGAAGTGGTCACGATAACAGGTAGACGGCGAGGATTTGGAATGACAGGACGTTCTCCATCGCGTCGCCTAGCTGCAATGAACTTTTGAGAATTGCTGCCTAGGTCAATCGACCAAATCTGCACTAAATCGGCTCCAGTCTGCTCAACTAAATGGCTAAGTGCTTGCGGTATCTCGTGAGTCTTGAGCACAACCTGGTCAGGAGTCAACCACGACTCGATAATCGCTTCACGATTCTCGTAGAGTACCCATCCAGTCCCTCCTATAATGAACAGCAGGATTACTACTGCCGCTTTCCAGGGAGAGTCAATATACCCCAGGATCTGGCTGATTATGCCAGCAATACCTCCAGGGGAGGGCTGTAGCGGAGCAGGAGGTTCGGTCATCGCTGGCCTGGGCGTTGTTCGGCTATTTCGGCCTCCATCTTGCGTACGCGAGACACTTCCTCCTGCATGTACGCAATGAAACCCGCTCCAACGACATGAGGACGTGCATGAGCAATGACAACCGCATCGCCCTTATCAGGTGATCGTCCCAGTCGGGCTTTGACATGCTCCTTGGGCTCCACCAAAATCCCTCGGGGGGTTAGGGACCACAGAGGCGCAGTTAGATCAGCCAAGAGTCCCGGATCGGGTGGCAGAGCTAAGTCCTCTCCCAGGTCTGGATCAAGGGCTTCTCTGAATTTCCACCACCATTCCGCTCGAGAATTCGCGAAACCTAGCTTGCCAGAGCGATCTTTTGCGATGGACTTCTCTGACATGATCATCGGAATGATGTCCATCTGCATCATTTTGCCGATATCGACAGGAGCTGTGCCGACACCAGTTACGTCAATCTGAATGCGTCGCTTCGCAAACCCGTGATCGATCAGGAGCTGGATGATCTGGTTACCATCCTTGGTTTGTCTTCCAGGAACCGCTAAGAGATTGGCAAACCAGTTCTCTAATCTGTCGACGATGATGGTCTCATCCTTGCCACCACGTGACACGTCTACGCCAACAGCGCTCTCGCGTTCAGCAGTTGCTAGCCTGATCTGCAGTTCTTGATTGGTTTTTGGCGCAGGAGGTAGCTTCTTCGCGATGTTATGCTGTGTGATCGCGTAGGTGTCTGTCCCAGAGAATCCTAGGAGTGATTCTGGTATCGGGATGTCTTCTCCACCCTTGCGGCGGGGCAGATCCTCAGACGCGGGCCGACTGAATAGTGGCGGCGGGAGCCGTTGGTTGGACGCAGACGCCAGGTCTTCCGCTATTTCTGAGGCCTCCTCAGGTTTTTCCTCCTTGTCTATCTCCTCGTGGATCTTCTCCAGACGTGCTTTCTCTTGCTTCTCCAGGAATGCCTCAAAGGTGGAGGCCCATCTGGCTTGCGCCGCCAACACCCAGTCCGTCGGGATAACTTGCCATTCGTGATCTTCTTGACCGACACCGAAATCTCCTCTCAACATCCGTGAACGCAGGGGTTCTGGCAACCCCTGTAAGGTGCGCCGATACCCAGTCTCCATGAGTCTGGGGTTGTCTTCGACCCTTGCTCGGATGAAAGTGCGGGATTTTGGGTAAACTAAGTCGGTTTCTCCTCCCTCGTACGTGATTTCTACAGGATCGGGTCCGTCTACCTCCATGTCTTCGCCATCAGGTCCGACGATGTACCAGCGTAACTCGCCCTGTTTTGCTGGGTTTGGATGCCTTGGGTCGAGCCATGGACCCCAGTACTTGATGACCCACTGTCCTTGAGCATCAACAGGAGGATTCCCAGTCGCTATGATCCTCACCCGCTGTCTTTGGCGAGTCGTGCGATTCCAGGTGCCTAAGAACCGGTACTGTTTCTCGGAGAACTGTGTAATTTCGTCAAAACCCTTGAGATCGTGAGGTCGACCTTGGAACTTCTGTTCGTCGCCCTCGTATTGGCAGGCACCGAACTCGATACGAGCACCTTTGAACTCCCCCTCTAAGATGCGCCAGAGTTCAAGCTGGCCATTGAACTTGCCGATTTCAGCAAACAGCTCTTCAGAACGCTCCCGAATGCCTTTGAGCTCGGCATACTCACGACGGAAGATGATCGTACGCCAGTGTCTCGTTAACCCAGCTCCAAGTAGGAGGTCGGTCTTGCCCCCTCCAGCAGCTCCACCATAGAAGAGCTCATCCGCTATGCAGTCCAGCGCAATCGATTGGGGTCCTTCAAACGGCACCCAGATCGGTGTGTGGATACTTGAGAGCAGTCGGTCGATCTCCTCCCTCTCCTGATAGGTCAGGTAAGGCAGAAGGTCATTATACTCCTCCACGCGAGCCGCGATGGCAGTAACCGACGCTCTTCGGAGATCCGACATGGCTAAGGCCGGGGAACGCAGACGATGTAGGCGAACAGGTCGTCCTTGATGCCTGCTGTCGTCGTTATGAATGCCGTCAGCTTGTACCGGCAGTTCTCTACCAAGCTGTCCAGCCATGCAGAGGCTAGAGCACCCGACGAGCCCTCATTAGAGATATGGCTAGAAGGGCTTGGATCATCTGCTGTATACACGTCGGTAGGAGCTACAACCAGCTCCCAAGTTACCGACGCAATTGTGTCGTCTGATGGCATCCTGAGCGAGAAATCATACGTGTAGGGACGTTTGATTGTGGGGTCTACAGGATCCCAGTCTTTGCCGACATAAGCCATGTCTTACTCCCGTTTGCCTCCTTTGAGGGTGAAGAACCCTGGCGACCCTCGGAGGCCGAAGTTCACTGCTGATCGATACTCACGCCCTGTCGCCGGACCCTCTACGGCATCGTCAGCTGGTGAAGCCGTTGGTTGGACTCCAGGAGTCCCTACCAACATCGTCTGTGTTGCAAACCCGGTCTCAGTTGTTTCTTCAGGTGTGCCAACTGAGCTGCCGTCGAAAGGAGGTCCAACAAGTATGTCGTAGGCGGGACCGAAAATCTGTATCGTGTAGAAGTCGGTGAGGGAGATAGTCTCTTCGACTGAAACGGAGTATGTTGCGCCCCCGGTAACCGTATCTTGGAGGTCAATCGTTTCAGTAACTGTATCGTTATAAGTGATTCCGCCAGTCGGGGTATCCTGAAGGTCTATACTCTCTGATACGGACTCCTGAACGTCAACTTGGGAGTCTTGTACATCGAGCAGGCTGATAGTCTCCTGGATATCAACTGCATAGTCAGTGGTAGCGTCTGTACTGTCCGCCAGACTAGATGACTCGTCTACAGAATCGACCAGATCTACCAGGGCATCAGTACTGTCTTCTAGGTCGAACGACTCGTCGACAGAGTCAACGATGTCTACAAGGGCATCCGAGGTATCCTCTAAAGACATAGACTCGTCGACTTCTACAACCAAGACCTGTCCGTCGGTTGAGCTGAAGTCCTCTAACTCTAAGGCTTCATCAGTGGACACATCATAGGAGGCCGTTGTACTCGATGAGTCTAAGAAACTCATGGACTCCGAGACATCACTGACTAAAACTGCAATCGTCGAAGGAGCATCGACGAGGCTTATTGCCTCTGAGACGCTGTCGCTTAGGACTACAGTAGTATCTGGGGAGTCCAGGAAACTCATTGCCTCCGAGACACTGTCGACTAATACTACAGTCGAATCAGTAGAGTCTGCAAGAGAAATAGCCTCCGAAACGCTATCTGCCGTGGAGAGGCTTGCGTCAGTTGCGTCTGTTAGGCCGATCGCCTCCGAAGTTGCTGCTGGATAGGCTGCAGTACCGTCATTGGTATCCGCCAAACCGAGCGACTCGGAGACACTGTCATTCAAGATTGCTGTCGAGTCTTGAGCCTCTAACAGAGACAGCGACTCATCGACGCTATCGACTAGAATAACGTTTGCATCCTCCGTGTCTGCTAAAGCTAATGCCTCTGGAACTGTTACGTTGTAGACTGCAATTGAGTCATTAGTATCCACTAACGACATGGACTCAGAAACGCTATCAACTAAGATAACTGTTGAACTAGTTGTGTCAACTAGAGATACTGACTCAGCGACACTATCAGCTACAACAAATGAAGCATCTGTAGCATCGGATAAAGACAGGGCCTCTACCACACTGTCTACTACCGCGACCAGAGCGTCAGTTGTATCGGACAAAGATACCGACTCTGACACACTATCGACGAGGATGGCAGTCGTGTCTTCAGTATCTGCCAACACTAATGCTTCCGAGACTAACACATTATTGACTGCAATGGAATCTATAGTATCTGCCAGAGATACCGACTCGGAGACACTATC